GTGCGGATTTTCAAAACGGCCGACGTGCCAATCGCCGTCTCAAACGCGTCCAACTGCGCGTTGCGGACGGTCACGGAATACTGAAGCGCCATCAGCCCCTCCCTGCAATCTACTTGGCCTTTGCCAGGATGCCGCGCCTCTCAAGCTCAGCGTCCATCGCCTTGAGCCCGTCATAGCGGGCCATCGTCTCGCGGATGTGCGTCTCGCACTGCTCGATCAGCTTGATCCGCTGCTCGATTGAGGCTGCAGCCTCGTCCGGGACCAGAGTGAGTTTTACCGCCATGTCAGGCCCTCAGGAATGAAGGGGCGAGCCGGAGCCCGCCCCACCGTAGTTAAAGGACGATGCCGAATATGCAGACGTAAAGCGTGCCGGTGCCGCCAGCGTTGGCGGCTGCTACGATCTTCGCCTGCACAACCGTCTCCTCACTGAAGTACTTCGGCCCCGTTCCATGAATGAACGGACGCCAGTTCGTGCCAGCAGGCATCAGGTCGGTGATGGCATCACCCGTCATAACGCCGCCGTTGACGAACGCCGTGGCCAGAGCAACGCCCGAGTTCTCGTTCGTGTACGTCGTTGTGTCACTGACTGTCAGTGTCGCGGCGCCACCACCGTTGGCGGTGATGCCGATATCAATGTCGAGCGTCTCGGTGCCCGTGTCGATGTCATCCGTTGACAAGAACCCGAACAGTGTAAGGCTGTTTTTGGGCAGCTTGAACAGATTGACGAGATCGTTGGCGCTTGGTGCGACACTGTAAGTGTATTTGCCCCACCACGCCTTGACGTTACCGTGCAGGCCGTGACCTGCCGGAACGCTGTTCGAATACTGATTAGTAGATACGGTTGCCATGTGAGTGTGCTCCTATCAAGCGTCTGCGGCGGCCGCGAAGTAGCCGGTCACAACGCCGTGATCCTTCAGATCGTCAGTATCGGTCGCGCCAGACCCGAAACGGAGCTTCTCGACCTTGTACCATTGCTTGATGGCCAGACCCATCTTGCGCTTGTAATCGAACTCTTCCTCAACCGTCTGGGGACGCATCGCCCACGCCATGCCGAGCGCCTGTGCGCCGCACAGATAGCAGGGGCGAACCACGGCCGAGCTATTGCCGACAGCACCGAGCGATGGGATGTCCTCGATCTCGTAGATGTAGACGTTCTCCCAGATGTAATCGGCACCCGTGAACAGCTTGTTCTCGTCGCCACGCATGCCCGCATCGCGGTTGGCCTGCTGGAACGTCGAGTTGGCCGCCAGATCACGGACCATCTGCGTCGGCGCAAACAACACATAACCGTCTGAGCCGCCGATTGACGACTTCGGGCGGATCGGCCGAATGCGCGGGTTGGCCGCCTTGGCGATGCGCTTCATCAGGGAAATCGCATCCGGCGTCAGCTTATCGTTCGTCGTGTCGACGTTGCCGAGCGACGTCGAATGATCCAGGCTCGAATGGTTCGAGATGGCCGCACCGAACAACACGCGGTCCGTGTTATCGGTGAGCCAAGCGTCCTTTTGCGCCTCAGATGCAGACGCATAGGCCACGCCGTTGATCGAGCCGAGCGCTTCAATGATGTTGTCGCGGTCGAGCTCCATGTTCCAGTCCATGAGCGCGTCCTTGTGCGCCTGCCGGAGCGGAATGGCCGTCTTTTGCTCTTCGAACTTCGAGAACTTGACGGCGTGCGAATACTCACGAACGGTGAGCTTCTGACTCCGGAGCGTCAGATCCTCTTCGTTGCCCTCCAGCGTTTCACTTGAACTCTTGGCCTCGCCGGTCAGGCGATTGACGAGGCTGAACGTGACGGCATCGCCCGGCTTTTTGGTCAGGTCCTCCTTGACCTGAACCATGGAGTTGGAGCCCGGGCCCATGAACTTCCTGAAGAAGTTCTGGTTCAGGTACTCGCGGAAATACTGTTCGTCCCACTGCTGGACTGTCAGTCCAGTAGGAATGTAGGTCTCTGCCATGTGAGTTAACCTTAGCCTAGCAGTTCATCCAACGACGCTCGGCCCTGGAACTGCCCGTTCGGTGCGCGGGGTTGCGAGGATGTCCGAGACGCCAGCGATTTAGGAACAGCGGCGGGTGCGGCAGGCTTGGGTGCAGCGTTTGAGATCCCATACTCGGCCAGAACTTCAGCACGCAAACGCTCTTTGGCCGACTGCGGATCGCGGATGATCTCGATCTCTTTGTACCACTCCATCATGGCCTGGTAGGCGTCGTCCTCTTGCAGAAAACGAGGCTTCATGCCAGCGCGGTCGGCCAGTTGGAGCGCGGTGTCGACAGCTTCGTCACCGTACGTCTTCCTAGCCCGCCGTTCGTGTCGATCGAGTTCACGCGATTGCAGCAATGTGTACGCTTGCTGCACCGCCTGCTGCTGCACAATGGCCGCAGCGCCTACGGGGTTCTCGAACCACAACCGCTCGATGTCCTCTTTGTTGAGTTGAGGCGCTTGCGGTTGCCGTTGCTGCTGAGCGCGAATATACTGCTCGTACTCCTGAACCTTGCGCTCGTATTCCTGTCGTTTCCGACGCTCGTCCTCTAAGGCTTTTCGCGGCACATGAGGCGTTTCCGCTTCGGACGGTGCTGTCGCAGGTGCATCGGCCGGCGGCGCCGTGCTGTCGTTTACGCCCGTCTCAGGAGGCGGCGAGGATGGCGCAGGTGCCGCTTCCGTCGTCTCCGATGCGTCTAGCATGTCCTCAAGCGATGAATTCGTCTCCGTGCTCATGTCCAGCCTCGTTTGCGCCCGTTAGATGCCCGGCGGCGGCGGCAGTTCTGTGGGTGGTGGAACGCCCGTTACATCCGGCGGCGATGACTGAGGCACTGACGCGGGTACAGATTTGGTTACGGTCGGCGGCACAATCTGGCCCAGAGCGACCTGCGTCTGCAGATTGTCCGTTTCGACCTGGATTTTCAGCGCTTCCGCCTTGGCTTTCTCGGCCTCGGCAATGACTTTATCGACTTCGGCCATGGCGCCCTTAAGCGTCAATTCGTCCTTGATCTTGGCCATCTCGATTTGCTCAGGCGTCTGCTGGCCGCCTTCCAGCTCTTGCAGCAGTTCTTCCTTGTTCCGCAGCGCCGAGGCTTTGAGATAGACCTTCGGCGGGAAAGTCACGGCAGGAGCCAGCTTGATCAACGCCTGGAACTGTTCTTCCTGGACATTGGCCGCGTCGGGCACCTCCTCAATCGTGATGTCCATGAACATTTGCGTCGGCTGGTTTTCGATGCGTACGACCTGATCCAGCATCGGGCCACGCATCGGATCTTGCGCCAGCTGGCCGAGCGTCGATTCGATCTGCGGAGGCGTCGCTCCCTGCGCTTGCATGCGCTTGGCCAGTTCTTCCTTCATCGTCACCGGGCGATTGAGGCCGACAAACCGCACGTTCTTTTCGTTGTCGGTGACGCGCACCCACCATTGCTCGTTCTTGTACTGCCGGATCAGATCCCAGATCTTCTGGTACGTGCGCTTCTTCAGGTGCCGGTGGCGGTCCAGCAACAACGTGATCTCGGTCTGTCCCGATTGCTGATTGGCGAGGATGGCCCGGCCAGACGGAGCGTCGTGGTCCTTGCCTTGCAAGGCGGAGTTCGGCCCCATCAACTCGATCTCGGATTTGCTCTCCTGCAGGAGTTGCAGTTCGCCGGCCAGCTGCTCGGCCTTGGTCAGCATCTCAAATCGGAAGCCCGGCGCGACCGTGACAACGCCGTCCGGCTTCGCCATTTCCTCGCGCACCTTGTCGACGTCCATCACCGCGCCGTCCTCCATGACGACCTGCTGGACGGTGAGACGGTGCAAAGCTTTCGAGCGGCGCTTGTTGATCTCGTCCTGAACGTCGATCATCATGCGAACGAGGCCATATCGATTGTTGTCTCGGTCGACATAGGCCGACTGCAACAGCATCGGGCACCAACTTTGGCCGTCCTGATCGAGAAACGGCACCGGCATCGATGAAATCTTGCCGCCCTTGGTGAAGACGCAGTACATCCAGCGCCCACCCTCTTTGTGGTACATCTGGACAACGCGAACGCGCTTGCGGCTTTTGCCGCTCACCCACGTCTTCCAGCGCGGACGGTCGTCATACGTCGTCGTGAACGATGCGTCGCCTACGGTGCGCTCGATTGCCTCCCGGCCTTCGTCCGTGTCGGCCAGTTCAAGCGCCTCTTCCTCGTCCATCCAAATGTAGCCGCCGACATAGCGGGCGTCGGAAAAGTCGAGCTTGCGCGAATGCGGATCGTAAAACAGCCGATCCCATTCCCACTGCTTCACGGTGATTTCATTGGTCCCGTCTGCAGACGGCTCGATCACAAGCTCAAGCCCGCCGAACCCTTCGATCAGCATGTTTTGCCAGACGTTGGAGAACGTCAGATCGAGGTCGACCTTGTCCTTGACGTAGCGGAGTGCATCGGTCGCCGCTTCGGCTGCGTCCTCATCCTGAGGCGTGCGCGGGAAAGCACGCGGGTCCGTGCGGTTGGCCGCCTCAAATCCGGCGAGAAAATCCACTTTCGGCTTGATGCGGTTGATCACCACGTCAGGTTGGCCGCGCTTGCGCAGCACGGCCTTTTCGGCAGCCGTCAGCTGCTTGCCATCGTAATAATCCCGATCACGTTCGGCGGCCTTGCGCGCGGCATCGGTCGCCTCTTCGGCGTCCTCCACCCATGCGACCAGCGTTTCAACGGGCGTTTTGGCTTCGTCGTAGCCACCGGCATCGGCCGGCTGCATTTCATCAGCCATTAGCACAGTTTTTCACCTTGTCGGGTCTCAGACCGAAAAACTCGAGACAAGTGGGAATGAAATTCTACAGCGTCTTCCAACTCGCTGCCGTGTCGTCCTGCTGGCGCCGCTTGAACGCCTGCGCCCAACGGCTCTCGGGGCCGGGTTGCGCGGCCGGGACGCGGGCCGA